GATGAATCTCTTACAGAGCCTGTGTGCTTGCCATCTAGCTTCCCTAATCTTTTATGTAATCCTAATTCCGGCATTGGAGTGGCAATGGCATGCAATTGGGCGCCTCATAATTTACGTGACGTTGCATCCGCGATTTGTAGCTTTATGGATGGTGGTGTTCCTATCATTCCAGCTCCTGACTTTCCTACCGGAGGATTAATTATTAATGGAAATGAAGTTCCAGATATTATATCAAAAGGACGAGGATCAGTAAAACTTAGAGCAAGATATAAAATTGAAAATAATAAAATAATTTTTTATGAGGTTCCTTATGGAGAAACAATAGAAGGTCTACTTAGCCAAATCGGGTCAGTATGTGAATCTAAACAACTTGAAGGAATTGCAGACGCCCACGATGAATCTAACAAAAAAGGAATTAGAATTGTCATTACGCCTGCAAAAGGAATTCAACCTGAAGCTTTGGTAGAGCGCATTTATAGTAAAACTAATTTCCAAACCTCATTCGCATATAACCAAGTAGCCTTGGTAGATAAGACTCCAACTGAATTATCATTACAAGATGTATGTAAAATCTATGTTGAACATAATAAAGAATGTCTTATTAAAGAATTAAACTTTAATCTTCAAAAAGCAAAAGATAGACTTGAAATTGTAGAAGGTCTTTTAAAAGCACTTGAAGATATTGATAATATTATTGCTCTTATTAAAGCAAGTGAAAATAGTTCAATAGCAAAAGAAAGATTGATTGAAAAATATACTTTTACTGAAAATCAAGCTAAAGCTATTCTTGCTATGAGATTAAGTTCTCTTACAAAACTTGACTCTATTGAACTTAATGAAGAAAAAGAAGAATTAATAGATAAAATAGATAGAATTGTTTTAACTCTTGATTCTGAAGATGAATTAAAACATATTATTAAACGTAGATTAGGTGAACTTGTTGAAAAATATGGTGATGAAAGAAAAACTGAAATCACTAATATTGAAATTAAAGCAGAAACAAAAGAAAAGAAAGAGGTAATTCCTGAGGATGTAGTAGTTGTAGTAACTCAAGGTGGGGATATTAAACGTGTACCTAAAATAAGTTTTAAAGCACAACGTAAAGCTGGAAAAGGAGTTAAAACAGTAGAAGAAAAAATTCTAACTTCTTTTGCTACAAACACTCTAGATACTGCAATTATCTTTACTTCTACTGGGAAAATGTATAAACTTCCTGTAAATAAAATTCCTGAAGGTACAAATACTACAAAAGGAATTAATCTTAATTCTATCTTTACTTTTGAACCTAATGAAAAACTTCAAGCAGTTATTAATCTTAAAGAAACAACAAATGCAGAATATGTAGTATTCTTTACAGTTAATGGTATGATTAAGAAGACTAAACTTGAAGAATATAAAAATCTTAAAAAGAATAAGGGAACTGCGGCGATTAAACTTAAAGAAGGCGATGCTATTGCAAATGTAACCTTCTTAAAAGATGAAGAAATTTTATTTATTACTCGAAAAGGGAATATTTTAAAAGTAGATACTGATGATATTTCTCCAACAGGTAGAGTAACTATGGGAAGAAAAGGTATTAAACTTGATGGAGACGATGAAGTAGTAATTGGATTGCCTATTTCAAAAATAGAAAAAGATAAATTTATTATTGCCGGAACAAAAGAAGGAAAAATTGTTAAAGTAAATATTAATGATATTACTAAAACAACTCTTAATAGAAAAGGACAAAGATTATTAAAACTTGCGGATTCCGATATAATTATTAATAGTATGATTTGTGATGATAATGATAAACTTTTAATTATTGGAACTAAACATACTAAAGTTATAAACATATCAGAAGTTATTAAAACTCCCCGTGATAGCACCGGCCGCGTAATAGTAAAAAATGAGAATATTAAAAATTTAGTGAAGTTGTAATAAACAACTTCACTTTATTTTTTTAAAAAATTATAGTATAATATAATTGTAAATTAAAGTAAATAAAAATATTTTCTCTAAAAAGGAGATTCTTATGAATGATAAAATATTAGTACGATTAAAAGACATTGATAATCCCAATGTTTTAATTGCAAGTTATTATACTACTAATTGGTCTGAAGTTTATAAAACTTATTATTTTATGAGAGATAATGAAGTAGCTACTTCAATTACTATTGCTACAGATCCAGATAATCCATCTTCTTATGATAATAAAGAGTTTTTTATTAGAGAAGTTACAATGCAATTTGGAAGCCAAATAGGTTTAAATTCATTAGATGTTTTTGTTAAGGCGGTTTAAAATGATTAAAAGTCTTTATCCATGTTTTCAACATTGGTCTAAAAAAGGTAGTGTATATTTAGTTTCTGATACACATTTTAAAGATCTTGATAGAAAATTTATGGGATATTATATTTCTGAAGAAGATCAATTTTATCTTTTAAATGATACTTGTCATAAATTTGATACTCTTATTCATCTTGGTGATGTTGGAGATTTAAGTTATATTAAAAAACTTAAATGCTATAAAGTTCTTATTATGGGTAATCATGACCAATCTATTGAAAAAATGGAAGAGGCTTTTGATGAAGTTTATTCAGGCCCTCTTTGGATAAGTCAAAAATTAATTTTGTCACATGAACCTATTTATGTTACAGACTGGAATTGGTTAAATGAAGAAGATGAATCTATTGCTTTTAATATTCATGGTCATGACCATGGAGATAATAGCGGAGATTATTATCATTTAAATATTTGTCAAAATGTTTATGGATATGTTCCTTTAAATCTTAATCAAGTTATTAAAAGTGGTAGGCTTAAAAATATTAATGATATTCATCGTATAACAATAAATAAAGCAACAGAAAGAAAAGAATATGTTTGATTATAATAAAGTAGAAGAATTATATCCTGGAGCAGGTAATTTAATGATTAAGCCAATGCTTATTCATAAAGGAACTGACTCACAACTTAAAACAGCAAGTGAATCAGGAGAATATTTTGCCCAGATTAAAAAAGATGGTTCTCTTTATATGTTTGTAAAAGGAAATGATGCATATCAAACTTATCTTTTTGGAAGAACAGTTTCTAAAAAGACAGGCTTACTTACAGAAAAATCAGCTAATGTTCCACATATTAGAGATAGATTAGCGGCTACTCTTCCTCCTCAAACAGTTCTTCTTGGAGAAATCTATTATCCTGGTGGAACTTCTAAAAATGTTACTAGTATTATGGGATGCCTTCCTGAAAAGGCAATAGAACGTCAAAATGGAGAATATGGTTATATTCATTATTATATTTATGATTGTCTTGTTTATGATGGAGTTAATTTAATCAATCAAAGTAATCTTACAAGATATAAAATTACTGAAGCTTTATATAATAAATATATTAAAGAAGATGACTGTATTGAATTGGCAAAAATATATACTGAAAATCTTTATGAAGAAATAGGTAAAGCACTTGTAGCAGGGGAAGAAGGAATGGTTTTTAAAAAGAAAACTGGTTTATATGAACCTGGTAAACGTCCTACTACAATGTTAAAAGCTAAACAAGTTGATTATATAGATGCTGTAATTATTGGATTTAAAGATCCTACACCACAATATACTGGTAAAGAAATTACAACTTGGGAATACTGGGTAGGAACAGATGATCATGAAGCTAGATTACCTATAGGATGTCATTATGGTAATCTTTGTGCAATTCCAGTAACTAAACATTATTATTATGGTTGGAAAAATGCTATTGAAATAGGTGCTTATGATGATGAAGGTAAACTTCATCCTATTGGTACTATTGCTTCAGGACTAACTGATTTTATGAGAGAAGATATGTCTATTAATCCAGAAAAATATTTTCATAAAGTCGTAGAAATTCAATGTATGATGAAAGACAATAAAGAAAAAACTTTAAGACATGGTTTTTTCTTACGAACAAGAGATGACAAAGATGCAAAAGATTGTAAGTTAAAAGATATTTTTTCTTGAAAAATATTGACTTATATAAAAATTTTTGTTATAATTTATTTATAAATAAGATAAATAAAAATTTTAAAAGGAGATTTATACATGAAGCTAAAAGAAAATAGTAAGTTAGTTTATGAGTTTGTTAAAGCCCATGAAGATGATAATATTACTGCTAAAGATATTGCTGAAGCAACAGGTCTTAATCCTCGTCAGGTAAATGGTATTATTACTATGGCTTTCCAGCGTCATAAGGATGAAGATAAGAATGAAGTTCCTTTAATGGAGCGTATCCCAGCTGAGGTAGAAGAAGCTGATGGTACCCATTCTAAGATTAAACTTATTAAGCTGACAGATGAGGGACGTAATATTACAATTGATGCTGAGTAATGGAGAGGGTTGGGTTTAATAACCCAACCTATTTTTATTATGGTAATTGGTATTTTATTATTTCTTTGTATAATTATTGCTGGATATGGAATATATTCTGTTATAAAAGCTAAATAGATTCAAGTTATAAAATAGCATTAGCAAGAATAGATAGATTAGATTAATAAAAAAATTAATGATTTAAAATTAGCTTAGAAGATTTTATAGAACTCTAATAATACTTTAAACCAATAGAAAGAACAGAAAATAAAAGAAATATAGCAACTTAATTTAAATATTTCTATTAAAAGAAGAGAAGTTGAAAAAGATTATACAATAGAAAAACAACTTATAGATAGTAAATTAAAGGATTATTAGGAAAGAACTCAACAAGCAGCTAATAATTATATAGACACTCTTTAGAAAGATTATGAACGCGCGGAAGCTGCTCATAAGTAGCAAATAACCAAGCTTTAGGTAGCATATAATGCAGCCGCCGCGGATTTAAAAGTAATTTCAGAAACACGTAAAGCAGCATATTAGGCTCTTTTAAAAGAAAGATAGATAAAATAGAATCAAGATAATTATCGTTTAAAACCTTCAAGAAATGATCTTTAGGATATTCATACTCTTGAACATATAAAATCAGGACTTCATAAACCTCGTATATTATCTATGCTTATATGGCAAACGTATTGGCAACCTATTGCTAAAAAACAATTTCCAATTATTTTACAAGATAAAACTAAAACAGGTATTTATAAAATTACAAATATTCATACTGATTAGTCTTATATAGGTCAAAGTTTGAATATTTATAAACGTTGGTGTGATCATTGTAAAGCTGGTTTAGGTATTGATACTCCTATTGGAAATAAACTTTATAAAGCCATGCAAGATTAGGGCTTATAGAATTTTACTTTTGAATTATTATGTGAATGTAAGAAAGAAGAGTTAGATGAAAAATAGTTATATTTTATAGACCTCTACCAAGCTGACATTTTTGGTTACAACTCTACGAAAGGTAATAAAAGATTATGAAATTTTAGAACATTCAAGTAATGAATTTCACAAATGCATTTAGAGGATTAAGAAATCCTATGAATAGTTGGACCAAATCTGATAGTTGGGGTGGTATTGTTACTCTTGAAGAAGATGATCATTTAGAAGATATAGCTAAACATTGGATGTATAATTAGAGTGAAGAATATAATGAAGTAATTTTAGAAAAATATTTAGCTTGGTTATATACTCAAGGTTTACTTCAAAAAAATGGTGATGCTATTGATGTATTTTACATTGGTCCTAAAGATCTTAATCTTGCACAACGTATGATTCGAGCAGGAAGTTCTGATCGTAAGTTTCTTCGTCAAATTATAGTATCTATTGATATAACAGCACCTCTTTATTGGTGGAAAGAATTTGATACTTATAAAGTAGGTACTGTTGCTAATTCAACAAGTACAATGCATAAACTTGCTAATACTCCTATTAATCAAGATTGTTTTGAATTAGATGATTATAATCCAGATTTAAAACTTATTGATGACACTGATATAGGATTAAAAGTAGCTTGTTTTGTAGAAGATTTAGAACAGCTTAGACAATTATATCTTTAGACTAAAGATAAAAAATATTGGAAAGAATTAATTAGATGGCTTCCTAATGGATGGTTACAAACTAGAACAGTAACTATGAATTATTAGGTTTTAAGAAATATTTATTCTCAACGAAAAACTCATAAATTATCAGAATGGCATACTTTTTGTGAAAAAGTAAAAAATCTTCCTTATGGATATGAATTAATCACATTTGATCTTGACTAAATAAAAAAAATATAGTAAAATTATAATATAAAATAATAATAATAATTAAGAAAAGGAAAATAATATGAAGAAAACAATTAATTCAGAAAGAATCGAAGGTAGACTTTATCAGCACAATCTTGTAAAAAAGACAGTTCAAAACAAAAACTCAGCTAATTTTGGAACAGAATTTATTTCTGGTACTATTGAAATTGCAACAGATGAAGAAGGGCTTAATGTTGTACCTATTCATTTTACCTATGTTGTTGAAACAACTAAAAATGGTAAAACAAATGTAACTTTTGGTGTTCTTGATAATATTATTAATAATGGTAGAGCATGGGTTACAGATGGTAAGGATGCAGCATTAAAACTTCGTGTAAACACTGCTTTAGCTCTTAATGATTTCTATACTGCTGATGGAACTCTTGTTTCAGCAAAAAGAAATGAAGGTGGATTTGTTAATACAATTAAGGATCTTGCTCCAGAAAATGAACGTAGTACATTTAGTATGGATATGGTTATTACTTCAACCAATATGGTGGAAGCAGATGAAGAAAATAATATTCCAGAAGATTATTTAAAGATTCGTGGAGCAGTATTTAATTTTAGAAATGATCTTCTTCCTGTTGAATTTACTTGTCATAATCCAAAAGCTATTGAGTATTTTGAAAAGCTTGATGTTTCTGGCGCAAACCCTGTTTTTACAGAAGTTAGAGGAAATATTGTAAACAATACAATTAAGCAGTCTATTTCTGAAGAGTCTGCTTTTGGTACTGCTTCTGTTAGAACTGTTTCTCGTACAATTAGAGAATGGGTTATTAACTGGGCAAGACCTGCTGAGTATGATTTTGGTGCAGAAGATGTTCTTACTGCTGATGAATTAAAGAAAGCTATGCAGGATAGAGAAGTTTATCTTGCCGATATTAAAAAACGTACAGAAGAGTATCGTGCTAGTCAGACAGCTAATTCAGAAGCTCCTGTAACAGATACTTCAATTCCAGAAGGTGGATTTGATTTTTGAGATTCTATGAGGTTGTAAATAAGGGAGGGATATTCCCTCCCTCTTTTTAAGGAGAGATAAATAATGGCAATTGATTTACTTAGTATTCAGCCTCATCAAGTAAGTAGAGATATGAGAGGTTATACTGTATTTCTTTATGGTGAACCTAAAAGTGGAAAGACTACAACAGCAACAAAATTTCCAAGACATTTACTTCTTGCTTTTGAAAAAGGATATAATGCAATTCCAGGGGCTATGGCACAACCTATTAATAGTTGGGCAGAATTTAGAAAAGTTTTAAGACAGTTAAAAGACCCTCAAGTTAAAGAACAATTTGAAACTATTATTATTGATACAGTAGATATTGCATATAATTATTGTGAAAAATATATTTGTGCTAATGCTGCTAGACCAGACGGTGGTTTTGGCGTAGATAGTATTGGTGATATACCTTATGGAAAAGGTTATACTTTATTAGCACAAGAATTTGATGAATCTTTAAGAACAATAGCACAACTTGATTATGGTCTTGTTATGATTAGCCATGCTACTGATAAAGTTTTTAAAAATGAAGCTGGCGATGAATATAATAGAATTGTTCCAACCTTAGATAAACGTGCTAAAAATATTGTTTCACGAATGGTTGATCTTTATGGATATAGTAGAATTGTAACAGATGATAAAGGTAATGATGTAACTAAACTTTTCTTACGTGGAACAAGTAGATATGAAGCTGGTAGTAGATTTAAATATACACCTAATTATATTGATTTTAATTATGATGCTCTTGTAAATGCTATTGGAGAAGCAATAGATAAACAAGCTAAAGAAGATGGTACTGAGTTATTTACAGATACTAGACAAAATTTATATAATGATACAACTGTAGAATTAAATTTTGATGATTTAATGGCAGAATTTAAAGGTATTATTAGTAATATTACTTCAATAGCTACAGCAGATGATATGGAAAAGAAATATGCTCCGGTTATTACTGAAATCGTAGAAAGATATCTTGGTAAAGGTGGTAAAGTTGGAGATATGGATAGAGGTCAAACAGAAGCATTAAGTCTTATTGTTGCTGATTTAAAAGAATTACATGTAGAATAAATAAAAACGCGGCAACGGTGTAAATCGTTGCCGTTTTGACTTATATAAAAATTTATGATATAATAATAGTAGAGATTAAAAGAAGGTGATGTCCTATGGCAAAAGCTTGGGTTAAATGTTTATATTGTGGAGAAAAATTTGATAGACTATCTGAGCCGAATATTAAAATAGGGCGTCGATATGCTCATAAAAAATGTTATGAAGCTCAAGATGATAAAGATATAAAAGCTCAACAAGATAAACATAATTTTTTTGAGTATATAAAAGAAATTTATGGAGAAGATTATAATTATATTTCCATTTCAAAACAAGCAGAATCTTTTATAAAACAATATAATTTTACTTATAGTGGTATGCTTAAATCACTTAAATGGTGGTATGAAGTTAAAGGTAATAATAAAGAATCTGCTAATGGTAGAATAGGCATTATTCCTTATATATACAACGATGCTAAAAAATATTATTATAATCTTTATTTAGCGCAACAAAGAAATAAAGATATTGAAGGGTATAAATTAGAAGTTAAAGAGATCGTGATAGCCTCTCCGCGCGTATTTATAGCACCACCAAAATTATTCGATTTAGGAGGCGATGATTAATGGCAAAATATACAGACATTCCCGCAGTAATGCAGGTTATAGGTAGTATATATCAAAATCCTTCTCTATTGGATAATGAAAAATATACTTTTACAGAAGAGGATTTTACAGAAGATTTTCATAGAATAGTATTTGGTAGTATTTATAATCTTCATCAATTAGGTGCAACAGAAATTAATGTAAATACTATTACAGATTATCTTGAGTCTAGACCTAATAAACTTGCTACTTTTAAAGTAAATAATGGAGTAAAATATTTACAAAAACTTGGTGAAAACACACAACTTGCAGCTTTTGATTATTATTACAATAGAATGAAAAAAATGACTTTATTCCGTATGTATTCTGAAAAAGCAGGTATGGATTTAAGTTGGCTTTATGATATTGATAATATATTTGACCCTAAAAAGAAACAAGCTCAAGAAGATTGGTTAGATAATACTCCTCTTGAAAAAATAGCAGATACAATAGATGGTAAAATTCAACAGATAAAAATGAAATATGTGGACAATGCTGATACAGTATTTGTTCAAGCTGGAGAAGGCATTGATAATCTTATTTCAAGACTTATGGAATTTCCAGAAATTGGTTATCCAATGTATGGAAAGATTATTAATACAATAACTCGCGGCGCCCGCTTGGGTAAACTTTATCTTAGATCAGCTGCGACGGGCGTAGGCAAGACTCGCGCGATGATTGCAGATTGTTGTTATATAGGTTGTAATGAATTATATAACACAGAAACAGGGCAATGGGAAGACAACGGAACTCAAGAACCTTGTGTATTTATTACTACAGAACAACAAATTGATGAAATTCAAACTATGATGTTAGCTTTTATATCAGGCGTAAATGAACGTAATATTCTTAACAACGAATATTATAAAGATGAACTTGATAGAGTGAGAAAAGCAGCACAAATATTACATAATTGTCCTATTTATATAAAACGACTTCCAGATTTTACATTACAAGATATTGAAAATACTATAAAATATGGAGTTCGTGAATGGGAAGCAAGATATTTTTTCCATGATTATATTCATACAAGTATGAAAATACTTTCTGAAGTAAGTGGAAAAAGTAAAGTAGAAGGATTGAAAGAATATAATATTCTTTTTATGATAGCTGTTAGATTAAAAGATCTTTGTGTTGAAAATGGTATTTTTATTGAGACAGCAACTCAACTTAATGCAGAATATAAACATGCACAAATTTATGATCAAAATCTTCTTCGAGGGGCAAAAAGTATTGCTGATAAAATTGATCTTGGAGAAATTATGCTAGAAGTATCTCA